CCCAATGGAATTACAAGGGCAGCGACTATAGCTAAAGCACCGAATGGAGCTATTCGTGAAGGGCAATCCTCAGATATTTCTGTCATGCAAGTTGGCAAGAGTGCAGACTTCTCTGTTGCTTTTAGTGCTATACAACGAATAGAACAAAGACTTGAGTTTGCTTTCTTAATGGCAAGATCAGTACAACGTGACGCAGAAAGAGTAACAGCAGCAGAGATAAATCTTATGGCACAAGAACTAGAGAATAGTCTTGGTGGTATCTACAGTATCTTGACACAAGAGTTTCAACTACCTTACTTAAGAAGACGTATGCACATGTTAGTTAGGGCAGGTAAAGTACCCAAGCTTCCTGATGATTTAGTAAAACCAAAGATCGTTACAGGTTTACAAGGTCTTGGTAGAGGTAATGATAGAAATAAACTTGTTGAATTTATTGGAACCATAGCTCAAGCTCTTGGACCTGATGTGATGCGACAGTATGTAAACGTGGACGAAGCAGTTAAAAGACTAGCTACCAGTATTGGAATTGATACTGCCAACCTAGTCAAAACACCTGAGCAGATTCAAGAAGAACAACAAGCTGCTGCACAACAGCAGTTAATCCAAAGTCTTGGACCTGCTGCCTTGGGTTCTAAATTATTAGATCCTAAGAACAATGCACAGGCAGCCCAACTACAGGAGGAAACACAAGATGCCGACCAAGAAATCCAACAACAATGAAGAAGCTCCAAAGAAAGAAGAAGCTAAAGCAGTAGTTTCTCAACTAGGAGTGAATGACCCTAACCCTGTTTCTGGTAACAAAGGAGATGTTGTTACTAAAAATGGGAATACACTTACTTTTAATTAACAAATTATTTTATGACTTCATCACAATTAAATGTTTCTGAAACACCACCAATGTCTGCACAAGACTTGGAAGGTTTAAAAGATGATAATGGTTTGTATGCTGGCAAGTTTAAAACTGTTGAAGACATGGCTCGTAGCTATAAAGAGCTAGAGGGCAAACTAGGTTCTATTGAACAGACTAGAGAAGATACAACAGAATCAGAAGTCTCTGAATCTACAGAAGATGTAGGAGTGCCAGAAGGTTACGAAGAGTATTACCTAGAAGATGGCACTATTAATCAAGAGTCTGTAGTAGAAAACTATGGTGAAACTTTAGGTGAAATATTTAAGGAGAATAATATTGATCCTTTTAAAATTAGTGCAGAGTTTCATAAGAATGAAGGTGAGATACCAGAAGACATGTATCAATCTTTATTAGATGCTGGTCTATCTAAGAACGCTGTTGATACTTACCTTACTGGTAGGGCAGCAGAGATGGGTTACATAGAAGGTGAAGAGGGTGCTGCTGGTGAACTACCTACACAAGAAGTAAAAGATATTAGAGACTCTATAGGTGGAGATGAAGCCTATGGCAAGATGGTTAGTTGGGCATTAGAGAATCTACCGAAAGATGAAATCAAAGGATTCAATGATGCGACTAACACAATGACAGGACCACAGCTTAAGATGATGGTTCAAGGACTTTACACACAATACCAAAATGCTATGGGAGTAGAACCAAACCTCGTCACAGGAAGACCTGCATCAAGTGGACCAGTACCATTTCAAACTGGTGCAGAAGTTACTGCTGCTATGAGTGATCCAAGGTACAATAAAGATGCAGCATATACACAAAATGTACATGCGAGATTACAAAACAGTTCAGTCTTTGGATAATGACTAAGCTATGTGCCAGAGGTAAAGCAGCAGCAAAGCGTAAGTTCAAGGTATATCCTTCGGCTTACGCTAATGCCTATGCTGTAAGAGTATGCAAAGGAAACATCAAAGGATCAGATGGAAAGAAAAGAACTGCATCTGGTTACACTAGAAAAAAATTGAGGATTGCTTAATCATGCCATTAAAAGGAAAACAGTATAAGCTTGATGTTGATGGTGATAAGAAAATCACTAGAAAAGATTTTCAAATACTATCTAAGAACGCAAAAAAATCTAAGAAGAAAAATGGCAAAGCTAACTAACAAGCAGATCGTAAAGCTGCAAGCACATTCAGCACATCATACAAAGAAGCACATGTCTGAAATGCGTACACTTATGAGAGGTGGTAAATCTTTTAATGAAGCTCATAAGATAGCTATGAAGAAAGTAGGCAAATGAGTTTACGCAGATGGTTTAAAGAAGAATGGGTAGATGTTAAAACTGGCAAACCTTGTGGTCGTCAGAAAGGAGAGAGTCGTGGCTACCCTGCTTGCAGACCATCTAAAAGAGTTAGTAGTAAGACACCTAAAACTACAAAAGAATTAAGTAGTAAAGAGAAGTCAAGATTTAAAAAAGCAAAAACAAGTAGTAAAAGAATTTCTTACAGTCACAAAAGAAATAAGAATAGAAATAGTTTAAAGATTGCATAAGGGTGTTATATTTTAGATAGCTTACATTTTTTATGTCTAAGGGAGTATCTCTTACTAAGAAGGATAAAGACCCCACAGGTGGTCTTACTGCTTCTGGTCGTAGGAAATATAACCGAGCAACAGGTGGAAACTTGCAAGCTCCTGTTACTAAAAAGACAGGTCTTTCGCCCAGACAAAAAGCAAGAAGAAAATCTTTTTGTGCAAGAATGTCTGCTGCAAAAGGACCATTAAAAAAAGATGGCAAGTTAACTCGCAAAGCCCTTGCTTTAAGGAAGTGGAATTGTGGGTCAGTATAAATTAACAGAGTAGAAATCTAAATATCTAAAGTGCCTGATGCGTCAGATACCACTTGTGAGAAAGGATCGAAACGAAGTTGGTTTCTCAAAATTGTAAATTTAATCAAGGAGTTTTCCTATGGCTAACGCCACAGTATCTCGTCTTGGTTTGGTTAATAATTCAGGCACAGATTTTGATGCCCTGTTTTTAAAGGTATTTTCTGGGGAAGTGCTAACTGCTTTTGCTAGAAACAATATCTTTAACGAGCAACTACATTCAGTTCGTACTATCACAAGTGGTAAGTCAGCACAGTTCCCAGTATTAGGAACTGCTACTGCTGCATATCACACAGTAGGAACTCCACTTGTAGGAGCAAACCAAATCAAGGCAAACGAAAAGATTATCAACATTGATGATCTATTAATTGCACAGAGTTTCATTGCTAATATTGATGAACTCAAGAATCACTATGACGTTAGGGCTACCTATGCTGATGAACTAGGTAAGGCACTTGCCAGAACGTATGACCAAAACGTAGCGAAGCAAATCGCTAACGCTTCCAGAGCTTCTACTAACCTTAGTGGTGGTAATGGTGGTCTTGTTCTTACACTTGCTAATGGTAATACAGCTTCAGCAAACGTAACAGGTGATGAGATAGCAGCAGCTATCTATGACATTGCACAGACATTTGACGAAAGAGACATTCCTCCAACAGATCGTTTCTGTGTACTACCACCTGCTGAGTACTACAAACTTGCTGAGTCTGCTACAAGAACTGTAGATGTTGACTTCAACCCACAGGGTAATGGTTCATTTGCTTCTGGTCGTGTTCAGCAAGTCGCAGGTATTCCTGTAATGATGTCTAACAACGTACCTCAGAGTAATGTCGGCAGCAATCCTAGCGGTGCCAATAATACTTACTCAGGTGACGATAGTAAGACTATCGGTTTAGTATTCCACAAATCTGCTGTTGGTACAGTTAAGTTGATGGATATGACAACTGAAATCTCTGGCTCTGACTATGGAATAATGTATCAAGGAACCTTAATGGTTGCTAAGTATGCGTTAGGTCATGGTGTTCTTAGACCAGAATGTGCAGCTACAATTAAGCTATCTGCATCTTAATTAACAATGAAGGGTACTCTTAATGAGTACCTTTCTTTTATCTTTTGGAGATTATTATGCGCTACAGGCACCTATCAGACAAATAACTAAAAATGCTGGAGTTGATGGATCTGTCGTAGTTGGAAAATTGTTAGAAACTAACAAAAGCTCAAACGGTTACGATGCACAGTCAGAACAATATGTTGATATGTTTAAAGAGGGAATTATTGACCCTGTCAAAGTTGTAAGAACTGCTCTTCAAGATGCAGCTTCAATCTCAGGTTTG